TCAGCTAGCTGGAAACTTTTTATACAGAGTTGAGAGCCCTACTCCATACGTTTTTGATACGCTTTGTCGTGATTCACCGGTTGCCATCCGCTCCCCCATTTCCCGCCATTGCTCATCCGTGAACTTAGGCCTGCGACCACCAACTCGCCCTTTTGCCCTGGCTACGGCCAGCCCTGCTAAGGTACGTTCGCTATTAAGATCAGATTCATATTGTGCTGCGGAAAGGATGTTACGAAAGTTATAGCGGCCGCTGGCTGTTTTGAGATCCACGCCATCGGTAATACTGCGGAAGTTGATACCCTTTTCCTGTAACTGCTGGAACATCAACAGCGCATGCAGAACGTTGCGGCCTATCCTGTCCAGCTTCCAGACCACCAGTTCATCCCCCGGCTGCATAGTGGCGATCAGCCGTTTTAGAACCGGCCGATTCGATTTCCTCCCGCTGGCATGCTCTTCAAAAATTTTCTCACAACCCGCTGACTTGAGCGCCGTTAGTTGCAATTCAGTGTCCTGGTGGTTTGTTGATACTCGGGCATAACCGTAAATCATGGGATTTCTCCTGTTATGAAAACAGGAGAAACGGCGAAGCATCACCAGATTTTTGATGGTTATAAAAAAGGTTGGTTTGGGAGAAGCGGCAAAACGAAATGTGGGCAACGGGGAAAACCAAATCCCTGATATGTCTTTCTGGACGGTTACTGGTGGCAATGGAAATTTTGTGATTCGTCAACCTGACGGGCTAATCATTCAGATGGTTACTGTAAGTATAAGCGGTCCAGTGGCGATGAATGGAATGACTGATAATGCTTATGCCATTACAGGTTCTAATAAGTCTTATATTGCCACAGCCACATTGCCCTTTGTATTTCCTAATAAGGTGCTGGGCGTTATCCCTCTGGTATCAACAACAGCTTATGGTGGTGTATCCAGTAATATTACAGGTTCATACGCGACGGCGGTTTGTTCTTTTGCCGCTGTTAGGGGGAATAATACGATTGTGTTCAAAGTCGACAAACCACTGAATGCAGCCTTTCCTTCAGATACCAGCGTCTCAGCGTTAATCATTGGACGGTAAGAATGAACTCAGTATTCTTTTCACCCGCAAGTAAAAGTTTTTATCTGCAAGAATTGTTTCCAGAATATGAGGATGCGGGAACGCTTCCTGATGATGTTATTGAAATTACCAGAGAAACATATGAGCAATTTCTTGGGCTGCATCCAGAAGGGAAAGAAATTGGCGCTGACAGTTCAGGACGGCCAATATGGATTAATTCCCCGCCGCCTTCAAAAGAGGATGAGATGCTGGCGGCTGAAATGAAAAAGATATCTTTGGTTTCAGAAGTCAATACCTACATCAATACCCATCAGTGGCCTGGCAAAGCTGCTATTGGTCGTCTGAAAGGTTACGAGCTGGAACAATATAATTTATGGCTGGATTATCTGGACGCACTGGAACTGGTTGATACCTCCAGTGCTCCAGATATTGAATGGCCTACGCCTCCGGTAGTTCAGGCCAGATGACATCCGACGCGGTGCTGGTATCTGTTGCAGTCACCGCGTCAATGTAATCCAGCACAGCGTTAAGCCGGGTTGTTTCTGCCTGCGTCAGCTTCCGCCCGGCCTGCAATTTCAGCTGAATCAGACTAATGGAAGCCATAGCAGCATCAATCAGTGACTGGCGCCGTACTTCTGCCGCGTCTACTGCGGCGTTATGCTGTGCCTCAGTATCGGTCACCCATTTCTCACCATCCCATTTATCGTATGACGTTAACGGGGCGATAGTGGTTGTATTTTCAGGGTAATCACCCGGAACTGTGATTTCTTTTGATTCTCCTGTTTCGGTGCTATAGACGATTTCACCGCGATGGTCTGGCACATATTCCCATGAGTTAAAATCTGCAGAACGGCAAATTGCATAACCAGCTTTATATGAGCCAGGAGCATCTAAACAGGAACATGCCGGGATACCGACACCCACAGCAAGATATTCAGTTGATGTGGAAATATATTCCCGTGTTTCACCATCATAATTATAAACGGTAATGTCTCCGGCCTTTGTGGCGATGAGTTCATTATTTAATACAGCTTTACTTATCATGCAGCCCTCACAATATAATTAAAGGCGATGTTACGGGAGCGGGTTTCAGATGCTGTGCGAACTGAGCGAGATGCGTCGAATGTCCAGTTATAAGCGCCATAACCCTCAATAATTTCGGTTTCCTTTAGACCTGTAGATAATACTTGCCCATGTTGACTAAATGGCCCTGAACTAAGTACGTCTCTAAAAAGCTGGGTACGCCCAAAAGAACCAACAATATTCTGAATTGCATCATTCTGTGCAGATAATAAGTTACGACCAGAGTCAATCCCGCGCCCATCATCCCAGCCACGAATAAATTCACCGCGTAAATCTGGTAATTTTAATGTTGGGTAAGCCTTTGCCAGATTTGGGTACTTTTCAGAAGAAAATACTGCTCCGTTACATTTTAGCCACCCCGTTGGCGGAGTGGCTGAAGGCCACGGAACAGGCACACCAACCGGTAATGCAGAGCCTTCTCCCAAACCAAGGTTTGTGAGAGCCGTAGAAATCGCCGCTGCACCATCTGATTTGATATCGGCAAATGGGTTTGCACGGCTCAGTGTGAGTTTTTGAATGGCTTTTAAAACCTGAGTCATATCGTTAATGTCGAGCGCCAATCCTGCTGACTCTACGATATGCGCTAACTCTTCCTGCATGGCATTAAACGCTGCTGCCCGCAGCCTCGTTGCGGCAATACCACCAGCAACACTTCCATCAGTATATTTGCCATCCTGCGTTGCAGTGGCTTCGACTTGCCCGATTCGGAGCATAGTTAATCCTCACTTAGTGTTAAGCGATAAAATCAGAGGGGGAAATATCAGTTATGAATAATTGAAAATGATGTTCAGATGGGATGGGGCAATTTTGTTGATTGAACACTCCAGTTGTTTATTGCCCCACGATGCGAGCGGATCTCCGCAGTAGGACGCGCCAGCAAGCGAATACTTGATCGTTGTTTGTGGCGCATTTATCCGCCAGGTAAATGGCCACTCGTCACCGTTAAGCGCATCACCGCATACTGACATGCCACTCATAGCGGGCCGGAACTGTGTGATAGTGATGGTATAACCAAGAGCTGCAGCCACCCGGATGTAATAATCGCGGTTCAGGCCGCCGGTGCTGATTAACTTTGCCACCACGGCGCGCTGGCGATCGCTGACGCCACCGGATTCACCAATCGCACAATCATCTGGTAACCCCAGAGAGCTTTCCCATTCTGACAACATTACCGTCGCTGTAGGGGGAAAAGCACCAGTAATCAGGCTTTGCGCATCGTTGTCAGAACGCTGAAACGCGCTGCCCAGTGCCCGTAATACCGCAGCCTGTACCGTTCTTTGCGACCGGGGCCACGCCCTGCCCGTCGGTAGCAGCGCACCAAGCGCACCGGCATAATCATTTTTTGAAAAGAGGCTCATACAAAATTCACCCCGCCAAGCACCGGAATTTCGCCAACAGCAAAGGTGATATTGGCCGTCGGAGAGTTAAGAATATAGCCCGTCGTGCCGCTAACACCGCCGATACTCCCGTTAATATCAGAGAGGTAAACTTTCCCAGAACCATCAGGGTTAGCTTCATCAAAAAACAGCGCCGTCAGCGCGTCTTTTATCCCCTGAACTGTGGTGCTGTCGGCATTTTTGATCCCAGAGATTTCAATATTGATGACTTTCTTGATCGGGGAACATACGAAAACAATGGCAGTGTCTGTCTGCTGCGGATAGATGTGGTCGGCGACAGCGAGCTGGTCTCCGGTGGCTTTAACAGCCCCCCAGTCCTCAAGTTGGGATATTCCGTCGGTACCGACCGGAAACCCACCATTGTCATTCCGATCACACATGATATACACGCCAACGGTCCCGGCCCCGTTCAGACGCCGCTTTACCCACGCGCGGGTGACGCCCGAAACCTCAAGCGCCCATTTTTTATAATCGGCGTCGCTTCCACCCTGAGGCGGATTCTGCCATGCCAGCAAGCCACGACTGCGAAAATCCTCTTCCGTTTCAATATCGGCTCCGCCGGTCGCAGCGGACAGTAACGTTACCTGTGGATCCACGCCAGCAATATTCGCGTCCAGGGTCATTATGGTCCCGGCATCAGCGTTACCGCGCGCGCCTCCACCCGTTACATCACTGGTAATATCCGGCAGTATGGCCGTCACCGCGACGATACCAAATCCATCTGCCTGAATTTTAAGATCTGCATCCGTCCGGTACTGGTATCCGTCCCCGCGGTTAATGATCGAGCCAACAGGGATAATACAGTCAACACTGCCACTAGCCTGTACCGCAGGCGACTTCGCCGCTGCAGCTGGTTTTCTGAATACCTGCTTAAGGGCCATCCACCCGGCGAGATACTCATCGGTAGAGGTAAACGGGTTTGTCTGCAGGGCAATATAGTCAAGGTAGGCGTAATGCAGATGCCCCATCCCCGCATCCATGTCAGCCAGTACCTTCAGGTTCGCGAAGCGCAGGAGCGCACCAACATCCTCAAGCTCCGCCTGCATAAATTTCCGGTTTCCGTCGCGGAGTTCGCTCAGCGTCGGTCGTTTAAACGGCATATTAACGTTGCTCCCATATCCAGTAAAACCTGAATTCCTGCCAGTCCTTCCCCGGTGCCTGATAGCGGATAATGAGATTGAGCCGGTCAGGCAGGACGATCCTTGCAACAGGAATAACCTCGCTGACAACGCCATCAACCTTTAACCAGTTGAGCGCTTCACTCGAGTATTCCTCCGCTTTTTTTGCTACATCCGGGGTCAGTTTTTTCCGCCGTAGCAGCCACAGCCGGGATCCCAGTTGGGATTCCTCCCCGGAATCCCCCCACCAGCCGCGGCGATCGCTATCCTCATAATTATCGTCAGCGCGCGCCAGCCTGTCGGTAAACAGGCTGTCCAGTATTGCAGTCTGTAAATCGTTCCCCGTGGTGAGTTCACCCAGCCCTTTCTGCCAGTCAGCAAACATCTCATCCACATTCCAGAATGAAGCGATGTCACTCATGTCACCTGATCCTCTGTTTTTTGGCTGCGGATATTGTCATTGCCACTCTGGGCATTTTTAACCACATGATCATGGTCATTATGTGCATCCCGCAGCTCTTTCAGTGTTCGGGTATTGGTTTCACAGTTATCAACAATGTCACCCGTGCACCTCAGGATCGGGGTATTTGCAAGGATCCCCTGGCTGGCATTGATGGTCACGTTAGTGGCGTTATTGACCTCAACATTCTGGCCCTTTGCATCCAGGAAGATCCCCTTCTCCGTCAGGAGAATATTAAGGCCCCACTGGTTATACATGACCGTTTCGCCCGCTTTCAGGCCTGTATGACGGAACCCCTGATGGTTGGACGCAATTACCACCGCGCTGGAACGATCACCGCCAATAAAAGCCAGAACCACGTCAGTCCCTGACGGCAGGCCGGATGAAAAGCCAAATTCTGCCATCCGCGGAGCGCTGGCCACCTCCAGCGGAGTCTGGTACTGGATAGACTGCACCACCCCACCATCTTTCATAGCCGTGATCCGGCCAATCCCCAGCATGCCGGCGATCCTGGTCGCTGCATGTTTAAATAGTTGCTTCATGTATTGAATCCCGCCAGGTTCTGGTAGAAGGCATATGGCTGAACGGAGAATGCTTCAGGCGGCATCAGCGTCATGCGTGCATGGGTGCCGTAGTCATCGCGCATATAGGTGACTTCTGCCAGTAGCAATTCAGTCTTCGGCAACCGTAAGGTGGGAAGATCAACGGGGATCAATGTGTTTGGTTCCCACAGTTTCCCGTCTTTATCCCGCCAGGAATCGATGGTTACCGAGAGCTGTTTTGAACGTCCGTACCGCCGGTTCATTTCCCAGTCGATCGCACTTTGTGCCTGTTGAGTAGCCATCAGGGTACTTTCCACAATCGATATATGTTTTCGGTACCGCATGCGGGCGGCCTCCGGATCTCTCGCCGTTGCCAGAGTCACAGCGTCATAGGCCGTATCAGGCGAATACCCTGCAATTGGAGAAACGCTCATTGATACACCGACATAATCTGAAAACCTGTCAGCCATCGATTTGCGGTAGTATGCCTGCTCGACATTTACCCCTTCGGCTATCCCACTTGCCGCACGACGTGTTCCCACCCGGGTCAGTAACAGGTTTCCATCGGGCTGATCGTAGTAAAGCAGAGCAGACCATCTGGCCACCCGATCGATGACTTCTTGCGGAGACTCACCCCAGTTCAGAGTGAACTGGGGTACCTTCACAAGTTCATCAACATCCGTGGTTACGGTGATGCCGTAGTAGGATGCCAGGCGAGAAGCAATTTCAAGCGCATTACTGGCATTGATGACGTTGTTAGGCCACTCGGCTGAGCAATCCACCAGGTCCTGACATTTGCTCCTGCCCGTGGCGCGGACCTCATGGCGGGAGCGCGATAGTGCGGGTTCCCAGTCATCAACATATCCCGTCAGTGTCAGATCATCTCCGATACGAACTTCACAAGACATTCCCTCTTCAACGAGTTGACGATCTTCGTTGCCAGGGAAGTAATCCATTAGCCCAAGATCGAAATCAGAGGGAAAACGCTCAATACCCCGCGTTACCCGGACAGAATCCCACCCCTCGATGATTTTGCCGTCGACCGTCAAAGAAACAACATCCAGATCGCTGTCTGCATTCATTGCCTCAGTACCTTCATGGTTGTCGGCATAAACGCCGGATGCGGTACGCGCGCTTCCTGTACCAGTTCATCTGCACGGGTGGCATCCTGGTATAATCGGTTTGCCAGCGTCAGCGCCGGAAGCGGCTGAGCGGTAGTAACCTGCAGAAGCTCGCTCAGACCAGAAGCACGCTCACTCATCGTAGAAAGGAATGCCGATCTGACGGCGAGAAGCGCGTTATACATATCATCGTCCGCGCGGTCTCCAGCCAGAACCAGCGCCGTATCAAGTTGCACAGAAACTCGTTGAGTTAACTCTTCTGCCTCGTCTGTACTGGCTGGTCTGGAGTCCGCAGCGGCACTGGTCATGGCACCAGTACATAGCACAACAATCAGCGTGTTCATGGTCGCCGAAATCGCTTTGCTGCTGTCGGACTGCTGGTACTCCGTGCTGATTGAATTAGCCAGTTTTTCCAGCGCTGTGATTCGGTCATTAACGCTGCCGGCGCTGTTAAGAATTGCGTTTACCACGTCGGCGACGCCCTGGACAAACTCATCAGGTGTGTTGGAGCTGCTAAGCTGGCTCGACCTGTCGGTAACATTTTTCCGGTCCATTACCGACTGGGCTGTTACCTTGTCAGCCAGTGCTCTCTCATCATCCACATCAGCAACTGACGATTTGCCAGCAACAGCAGAGGAACTACCGCCCACAGAGCCTTTACTGTAACGTCCGTACCGGGTATTCCCGAACGTGGAGTTCAGGACATTGCTGAGATTCGTGACCTGACTGATGGTGCTGTCAACCATGTTAGTCCAGAACGTGACCGTGCCTCTGATGGTGTTTATAGCCTGTGTGACACCGCGGATTTCACTCTTAACTCTGGCAATCGTGCTCAGCACAGCAGTGCTGACCAGTTTCAGATAGTTGGTTTTCACCGTGGCGCCTGCAACGGTACTGCCCGTGACAGCAAACACTTTAAGCCCTGATTCAATTGCCATCAGGGTAAATTCAAATACTCGCCCGTTCTCCATCGAACCGGAAATACGCAAACCATTCTCAGGGATGGAAACCGTTAATTCGCCCAGTGTCGGATGGACAAGCGTACCGCTACCTTTTTGTTCACAGGCTTCAATCAGTGACTGGCGCTGCGTGATAGCATCGCCGCCGCCGTAAACCTGGCTGTTCTGGATCAAGAAACCGCGAATAACAAATCGCCGTGTTGCCCGCCCGATATCCTCTATCCAGGCTGTATCACGGTAGGGATATTCATGTACCGCCTGACGTCGGCCGTGGCTCCCTTCCTCAGCAACAATTGCAAATGGCACACCTCTGAATGAGCTGGGCCGTAACTGCCCCTGCCAGTCATCGCTGGTATCTCCCCCCAAAAGAGAAGTTATTGCGTCCTGGATAATTGACGGCATCACGCCTCCGGAAATAAAAAAACCGCCATGTCGGCGGTTTACATATGCACTGAAATGACTTATCTATTTATCGCTGGATCCATTACGGTCAAGAGATTCGGCGATCCTGTAAAGATGCTCAGTCGCCTTGAATGAGTTCATTAGGAACTCATAAAGCACACGTAAAAGCAATGCACTTACCACCGATATCGTAATCGCCGTGAAATTCATTGAGACAACAGAAAAAACGAGGAAAATGCCAATTACCAGGTAAACAAGCGCAAAAACCTTTGGAGTATAAATGGCTTTTGCTCCAAAAACTTTTTCATTCATAACTTCTTCCTTAACGAAATGACGACAGTGATCAGTAATTCATGGCCGTTGTTATTCTGCCATTATTTTCCGCATTATAGGTTTTTCGCTCACCCTTATCATTAACCATTGTGATTTCGAGCTTAAGTGGTTGTTCTGACATTGCCTCTTTAAGAGACTTAGCCAGATTGTCGCCGAGTACACTTTCATCACTTTTCTTACCCGTATCACTCAGAATGATGGATTCCCGATTTCTGTTCTGCGAGCCTGAGAGAATATCAGTTTCATCACTCGGGTTACTAAGAGTGCTGGAGTCACGATTTCCAGTTTGCGAACCTGAGATAATATCATATCGCTGTTGAGCCAGAACTTCCGGGCTACGTAAACCCTTCCACCGATCGTCAATGATGGCCGTCCGGACAGAATCGCTCAGTTCATTTTCGGTATACGGCTGTGCTCCGCTTTCATGTTTAATCATTGCTGCCATCAGTGTTTTTAACACATCAGGATCGTGGAGATTAATACGCTGCTGCGCTCCAAACCCAGTACTTTTTGATACGGAATCAATATATGCACGAGTATTATTCTCTGATTGCGGAGCATAGGTATGAATAATCCCATCCAGAGTATTATTCCCCCTGTCACCATACAACATCAGCTGTCTCGCCATTGCAGCTCTTCCGTCGGCATCATTCGCAAAGGTAGAAAATCCGCCATTTTTACCCGTTGCGTTTGCTGCAGCCCTCAAATTACCGGGATTATTATTTCTGAAGCCAATTGCGTTATTCCTTGTTTCCCCGTAAGGAACATTGCCGCGTGCAACGTTGGATTGTGGCTGGCTGATAGCGGATAAGTCATTCTGCAATTGAATCGCAGAATCGGTCGCGCGGTAATTCGCATCGTACCGCTTTCTTACAGCATCAGTCATGAAACCCGCGTCAACCTGCCCACGTTCACTGCGGGGTAAGCTGTTATAAAGTTCCTTATCGTTCTGAATGCGCCGTAGTTTCTCAGCATCATTGCTGTTGATAAAACCGAGAGCATGAGACAGCCCAGTAAAATCACCATTAGTGAACAGATCGGTAACACCTTCGAGGCCGTCTTTGACTGAACCATCCGAAAGAATGGTCTTAAGTGCCTTGTTTTTTGAACGTTGCCACAGACCATCCCAGGATGCGCTGAGCTCATTCATAGTGCCGTTCACTTCACTCAATTGCTGATTTAGTGCCGGATCCACAGTCAGACCAAATTCATCCGATTTCGCCAGCAGCTTTTTCATGCGCTCACCGTCACGCATTAGCGCCAGCAATTCGGGCGTCAGCCCAAGTGCATCAGCGGCGGACTTCTGCTGTTCAGGTCGCAAGGTTGGAAAAATTTTTGCGATAGACTCCAGTGTTTTAAGGGTATTTACTGAACCATCGCTGTTTTTTTGGATTTGAGCACCAATTTGCGCCATCGCTGCCATAACCCCCTCGTTTTTACCACTGGCAGCCTCATTGAATGCTTTGAAAATACCTTCTATTGATGCATTAGCGCTCTCGCTGTCTGCCCCAAGAATACGCATTGCCCCGGAAAGTCGGGTAAAATCGTCAACGCGCATTCCCGCATTTTTTGCCGAGACATCAAGATTATAGGCCTGACGGGATGCCTCCCGAAATCCATAAGCGACCTGTTTCAGTCCGTAGCCGGCAGCACCGGCTAACCCCAGCGCCCCCATCTTCCCCGTGAGCTCCCCCACCATTTTCAGTGGGGGAACCATGTCGCCAATAAACTGCACGTTATCCCGCGCGCTCTTCGACATATTCTCGAGGCGAGAAATAAAACCGCTCAGTCCGTCGGCTGTTTCCTGACCGCCTAACTTGAGCCCTTCTTTAGTTTTATCTAGCTTCGGCTCCAGGTCACGGACAGCCTCATTAATGCGGTCTATAGCCTCGCTAACCTGGTCGCTGGCCACCAGCTCAAAATCAAAAGAATTACTCATCGTCTTCAGGTTTCCTAAGCTTGTTTATCCGGGATGCCTGCGCCACCCACCATTTCAGCCGGGCGCGGGTCATTCCCCACGCCCTGTCCTCAGACCAGCGGAAATAGAAGGTGACGTCAGCGGCCATTTCCTGCCAGGTTGTCAGGGCTTCCAGGTCAAAAAACTGAGCAGATACTCCTCACACTTACGGAAGTCGAGAAAATCCATCGGCTGCAGTACGCTTTCACGCGTACCGGAAACCAGCGCAATAAGCAGGCGCATCGCCGCGAGCGACGTTGACGCAGCCTGTTTCTCGTAAAACTGCTCAGCCTGGCTTAGCGTGGGTGCTTTCAGCTCCAGCTGCGTATAAGTGGTCTTCTCCGCAGCATCATCCAGCGCTACGGTTAATGGAATGGTTTTAACGCGTTCAATCTCAGCCATCTTAGTTCTCCGTTACGTCGCGGCCTTCCCAGCGAACATCAAATACTGCATCTTCGCTTTCCACTTCCTGGACGTTGACCGTCCAGAGTGAACGGCCAATGATAGTTTTCCCGTTAGCCAGCTCGGCGATCACGTTGACGTTCGTCTGCTGGTTAAAGCCCTGCACATTCGTTCCGCCACTGTCACGCAGTCGGGCAGAAATGTATGGCGCCACAGGTTTTTCCTTATATCCGTGCACACCATCCATCCCTGTCAGGGTGGTACGGTTTACGGTGGCAGCCTGGTATTTAAACGAGCCCTCCACCATTACCGTCACACCGTTAACAGTGACATAGGCGGTTCCCGCCAGGCGGTTAGTAGTATCACCTGCCATCGTTTAAGCTCCTGTTGATTCAGCCCGAGTGCGGAACTGATTGAGCAGCGCGAAAATGCGCAACTGGTTCATGAGGGTTCCCGGCCACAGCACATCGACGCGGTTCGGATTTTTGGCGTTCTGCTCGACGATGATATTTTTTGCGAATGCCTCCGCATCCTGCGCATAACCGTTCCATACCAGAGTCTGGTACTCGGCAATCTGATCGGCCTTGATAATGTTTGGCGTGACGATCGCCGCGCCAGGTGCAAATCGGGTTCCATCCGCAGCAAGCTTCATACGGCCAAACTTGCTGGTCACCGCTGTGCGCAGGTAGCGGGTCACAAACATCAGGCTGAACAGCGTCTCCACTTCCAGATAACTGTCATCTGCATCGCCATAGCTGTTTTTCTGGTAGGTGGTGATCAGGTTTTCAATGCGCACCGTGCCATCGTCATCGACCGTAAATGTCGAAATGCCGCTGTACAGCAGATTGTTACGCTCGGTCAGCTCAAAGCGATCCTGCAGTTCTGGCGCAAGCACCCCCTGAACAGCGAGCGACTGTAGCGGGCGGCCGGGGTCATTACGCAGACTCACCGCAGCTGCGCCGGTGTAAGCTGCAGACCATGCCCAGGAAGGGGACGGCGATTTATTTACGCCCAGCAGGGTCTCATGCTGGTTATTGCGCAGCTCACCTTTGGTACCGAGCTGGGCGTAAGTCCCGGTGGTGGTACCAAAGGAATGGCCATAAAGCTGCTTGTCCCATGCCCAGCGACCGCCAGTGTCTGACAGGAACTCCTTCATCACATTCAACGAGGTTGTATCGTCGTAAGGGTTGATGATGAAATCGAATGTCCGATCCTGCAGGTTTGCCAGCGCGCCGGTAATATCCGGAGCCCCGACTCCGTTAGACATAGCAGTAATCGTCAGTTCCAGGCCTGCAGGTGTGGACTCGCCTCCAGGTAAGCCGAGGAAGTTCAGGCGAATGTCGATCCCATTACCCGTAGCACCAAGATTCTTCGCGGTCAGGGTTACGGTATCCGTAGTCGCACTGGCGGTTACAGGTAGCGTGGTTTTTGCGTTAATCGCCGCGGCCAGAGAGGTGGCGATCGCTGCCACCGTATCTGTTGCTACAACGGTCAACTGAATGCGCTCACCAGCAATATAAAGGGAGATCACTCCGGTTGCCGTCGGTGCGCTGCTCACTTTAATGGTGCCGGTTGCAGCCACCATGGAATCGGAGTCTTCCTCCAGCGGCAGGATCCAGACTTCGGCTGCGGTATCATTTTTCTGATACGCCGCCATCATGGCCTGCAGAATTCCCCCTTTTCCTGTCAGCTCACCGACGGTATCCGAAGAGGAAACTCGCTGCGGAATACCAGGGAGGGTTGAGCCGGTACTGAGCATCCCACCGATAAGCAGGGTGCGCTGCGTGGCAGTGGCGTTATTCGCCATTGAGTTATCAAACTCAACGAAGAAAAGCCCTACCCGCAGGTTATCGGGAACACGAGCGAAAGGTACGGTCATTCATTTTCTCCCGCTTTTTTAGGTAATGATTGTTTCTCTGGCGCGCCCTCATCCTTTTTAGAGAGGATCACGTCCCCATCGCTCAGACGGCGACGCCAGAAAATATTGTCAGGTACTTCAGCACCCTCTTTAGGCAATGGGATGCCCTTGACGGGGCAGCGAACGCTGAGCCCGTTGTTCGGCTTAACAAACATGGATTACTCCTGAAGATTGAGGCTGATACCCGGTTTAACTGTGCCGTCTGGCATGTCGACCGCAATATCCATGCCCTCAAGGGGAACCGACTGGACAGGATAAAAATCTTCCGGCCCCTGGTAATGCTCTATGTCGATCTCGAAAAGAAGCTGCCCCATATGGGCCTCTCCTTCTGAATCAACATTGATGGTTGAACGAACTTCCGCGTATTTCTGAATATTCCGCGTCAGTTCGTAGCTGTTGATCACCGCGCGCTCCACCTGCTCGCGAAGGCTTTCAAGCGCCAGCTCTGCCCGCATGGCTCCATCATCCACTGTATCGCCGTCATACTCCTGAACGCGCCCAGTGATCCTGACAGTGGTGAGGGTGGTAAAAGCAGGGGTATTACGCCCCTGTGATTTTTTCTGTTCAAAAGGCGTCTGAACCAACAACACAGGATACATATCTGGTGAAGTTGACCAGTCGCGTGGAGAGAATACGCGGTCGCCCGCGCTGGTTGTCCCGGTTAGTGCAGTGACAACCATTTGCCGAATCGCTGCTGAATTCATCGCGGTTTTACCACATTGAGGACAAGACGAGATCCGCCATGACTGTCGGGTTCGACGTTTGACACAACAAATAACTGATTGATGATGTGACCACCGACCGTCTTTATAAATACCCGGTCAGATACAGCAGGTTGCGATTTACCCAGCTTGCGAAATTCAGCATCGCGCACACCCAACATCGGGCTGGAGGTGTTAATTTCTGAATCGCCATCAAGGTTTTCAGCAACCTGCGCATAACCACGGTCAAAAATCCCGTTAATTGTAAAAGGAGTACCGTTACGTGGACGGTACTCGTGCTCATCGCCAAAGACATCATGCAGCGGACTCAGAAGATGAGAATCCCAGTCCACGCCCATGTCATTACCCTGTCGTAACTGAAACTGATGGCTGAGAAGCAAGAACTCGCTTACGAAGCACATCAACATCAGCAATAACGCCGGACTGCAGAAGACGCTCAGCATCTTTGCCGGTTACAGGGATGCGCATATTTTCGCGGTACATCTCCCCGTCATGACGAATGCAATTCCCTTTCAACACCACATACTCCTGCGATTCAGTGTCTCCGGATTTTTCGTCACCACCATCGTCATCAACAGACAATTCGGCATCATCTGTTTTGCTCAAAGGCTGTTTTTCCTGGGTGTTATCGCCAGCATTCAGGTCGTCAACGCTCAGGCCGTCTTTGGCAGATCCTTCTGCATTCAGATCATCAGCCAGCCCGGTATTAGGTTGTTTTGCCATATCAGACCACCGTTGCGCAGAGGGATGCATTTACCCGGCTCGGAATAACCAGCGGGGAGGATTGCATCAGGATAAGACGCTGGGCTGGATCTTCTTTCACCCAGGATTTTGGCGCATAAGCCAGCGGACCGTAGTTGAAAGCCGGGTCCAGGATAACGCCAAAGGCGCGGGTACCCATCAGATCGGCACCACTCATAATGACAGCGCCATCGGGGATCATAGGCTTCTCGACGTTATCCAGCGGGTCAATAAACCAGTCGTTATATAACCAGAGGTCAAAGTTACCCCAGCGCCCTTTATAAATTGCGCCCTTCATTACCTGTGGGCCGGCGTTAATCTGGTTACCAAACGGGCTCAGCGCCGGGAATGTAATGGCGTTATCCTTGATGGTGGTATCCAGTCGGAATGCACGCCATGACTTATTCGTAAAGACCAGATCCGTGGCGACAGAGCCGGACTCTTTCAGGAAAGTAGTCTGCCAGATTTCAATGTCATCTGATGGCTGGGTATTGGTAGCGCCAGCTGCAACGGTCAGTGGCCATTTATCCGAGCCGCTAAGAGTGATGGTCAGATCCGAAGCACGCCCGAAATCCACCACCTGAGTTTCATAGCCCTCCCCGGCGACGGTTACGGTCCCAGACACCAGCGCACTCGCCGCCATCCATTCCAGACGACGGTTGATCATGTCAATCTGGTCAGTCATTTCAAACTGAAGGTTCAGCATTTCGCGCTCGGCAGCGGTATATTCCCCGCCAATACGCTCACCAATCTGGCGGCGGATAGGTTTGCGCAGGTCCGGCGCGCGCTTATCTTTGATGTATGCCGGTTTGAAGGTATTGGTCTGGTATTTACGGGATTCGACCAGCTTACCTTCCACCAGCGGGGAGACGAACGGCGCCATACGACGCAGGCCGACATCAACATCAATCGCCACTTCTTCAGTCTCGTAAGTTACGACATTCGGGAAGAAGCGATCGAGCAGCCAGTTCTGACTGGTTTTCAGGTTAGGAACAACCTGCACCAGCACGCTGGTATCAAAAATATTTTCCATATTCAGTCTCTTGATAGTGCCAGCCGCAGCTGGCAAAAAATTTAAACGAGCCAGCCCCTGCCGGTTAAAGCATTCGTCAGGAGAGCCGTGGGGGAAATCAGGAGGTGGTTACAGGTGCCTGGTCACTGTCTTTCAGGAAGATAGCCAGCGGTCGGAGCGCTTTTTTCAGGTCAGCGGTCGTCCAGGAGTTATCAAAAATAATTCGGTGCTGGTTGAATTCCCCCATCAGATACAGGCCGCCGTTCTGATCGAAAGACGATGCATCAACATCATCAACCAGAATAGCAACGGGTAACTGACTGCCATCTTCAGCCGTTTTCACACATTGCGTGTATTTCCCGCTGGCAGCCACCAGGCCCAGGACAGTACCACGCTTAAAGGCACCGCCCGTAATGATCCCGGTGTCAGTCACCAGCTGGAGCGTGCCAGCGACAAGCTGATCCGGAACAAACAGCGCGCTCTTCATGCCAGGCGCAAACGCATTCTGACCAAACTGATCCATTATTTCTCTCCTCTTGTGGAGTTGTAGAGGCCGGTCATTTTACTTACCAGCGCAGACTTTCCGGTCTCTTTCTGTCCGCTATCCGGATTAAGCCGGACCTGGTGGCTTTCCTGCATACGCTGATCGAGAGAGCGTTTACGGGATGGCTGAGATGCGGCTGCGGCCGGAGCCGAAGAGGCTAGGACATTAATTGCTGCCGCAGAACTCATCCCGGTATTGAAAGCCAGTGACGCGGCCAGTGAAGGATTCGCAGCTGCATGCTTACTGCCGAAAATACGGGCGCAGCGTTTACGCTCAGCAGCGCGTGCATTTTTTACCGCCTTACTCTCTTTGCGATCGTCGTCGCCGTCGTCTTCAGAATCATCATCTTCTGACGCATCCGGATCATCGCAGTCATCTTCAGCATCATCGTCGCGTTCGTCTTCTTCCGCGTCGTCGTCGCGCTCATCATCATCGGCATCATCTTCGCGCTCATCCTCTTCCGCGCGACGGGCTTTCGCTTTTTTGGCTTTTTTATCCTCTTCTTCCTCAGAAGCGGAAGGGCCAAGACCAATGAGGTGAGCAAAACTAAACGTCTTTTTCTTTGCCATTTCAGGCTCCTGTTTTTTCAAGTAAGTTTTTGAACGCAGCGTCAGGAGGACACACCTCATCAGCCAGTCCAATTTCAACGCCATCAGCAGCCATAAAACAGGCGGCCTGGGTACTTTTTATAACCTTTGCGCTAATCCCCCGGTTTCTGGCAACAGTGTTCACAAACAATTCGCCCATGGTGTTAATGTCCTGCTGGATGGCGGCCAGCGCTTCATCTGACAACTCTCTCAGCGGCGAACCTTCAGCCTTGCGGGATCCATAGGTGATGATCGTAACTTTAAGACCGTCATCTTTAATCCGCTGCGTCCAGTCAAGGTGCATGGTGATCACACCCACAGAACCCACTCCGCCGGTGCGCGGAACAGAAATCCGGTCCGCTGCACTGGCAATGGCATACGCAGCGGAATAAGCGCTTTCCGTCAGAATGGCATGGATAGGCTTTTTCCCCCGGGAGCCGTAAATGACATCAACCAGATCGAAGCATCCAGCGACCTCGCCGCCGGGTGAGTCGATATCCAGGCAAATGCCCGAAATGTCGGGATCTTCCATCGCAGTAAGAAACGCCTGACGAATGCCGTCATACCCTGTCATTCCACTGTACGGACGCAGACTGCCCAGTTTTTGCACCAGCGTTCCGCATATCGGGATGACGGCGACACCCAGCACATTGTCATAACCCGGATCACTACGGGATTCACGTCCCCGGTTATCGTCATATCCGTACCAGTCATCCTCCATGGCAAGAGAAGATTCGATTTTACTGATACCAAATCGGTCCATTACGGATGCCATGATGACTTCGGCTTTACTCGGGTGCAGCGCCAGCGGGGTGTTAAATAATCGCTGGGCCAGATGGGGTAGATTCACTTTTCCTCCGGATCGGTAATGGTCTGGCTCGCAAACTGGTCAGCCTGTGCCCAGCTCGGAAGCGGTAATCCGCGTTTAAGACATGACTCAATTTCTCTCTGGCGCTGATCAAGCACTTCTTCCCAGTCTTCACCGACGTTTTCACCCACCTCAATCTCGAGGGTGGAAAGTCCGGCATCCAGACCAAGAATGGCGCCTTTTTTCTCTGCAACCGGATCCACCCAGCCGCGCCCTGGCCCCATCCAGCGCGCGCGAGAATACGCGGCTCTGGCGTCAACAAAATCAGGTGCGCCTGCGGGCAGGGGTAAATCCTCATTGTCGTGAACTTCTTCAACAAAGGCGGTGAGAATGGGCTGAGCGAAGCCGGTAGAAAAATCGTCCCGGCGGCGAGTCAGTGTTTTCCATGCCTCCAGCAACGAGGAGCGTGCAGAACTGTAGTTAACGTCAGACCAGTCCTGGGTGACCTGCTGTGGGGACAACCCTGTTCCTGAAGAAAAATTACGGAGAACAGCAGATTCGAAGACTTCAAAATTGCTGTAGGGCCGCGCCGCGTTAACCGTCGTGATTTTCTCACCAGGATAAAGAATGGGCATTCGGGCACCATTCTGAAGTGTCAGACGCCGATCGTTATGGAACTCAACACGCCCGTCCTGATAAGTGCCTAACTCCGACTCGTCATAGGTCTCGCCCAGGGCAGACTGAACCATCGCAGGGTCATAGGGTGACTCAATGTAAGCGGCGAATATGGCATTAAGAATTGCTGCCTCAAGCTCACTCTGGTCATACTTCACCAGCATTTTCAGACGCTGAATAACCGGAGTCAGGATGCCGTTACCGCGGTGCTGCGCGCCACGCTCATGATCAAAATCGTGAACCACATGCGGGCGGCCCCAGTCAGTTTCACGCGGGATACGCTGCCACGTCATGGTTTTAGCCCCGCTCCACCAGTCACCGATATGGGCCTCCCTGATGTGGTAAGCAACCGGCGCACCGTCCGCATCAATTTCAACGCCACCACGGACATTTGGCATATCGAAATTCTGCTGAGGATTACTGAGGCGGTCAGGATCGACAATCTGTACCGTGGTGGCGTAACGCCCTCTTCCGGGACCAAGCCTGTCAGTTCTGTACTGGAGAATGGCCAGAGCATCCCCGTCAATAAGCTTGTGACGAAATCCCAGGCGCAACATCTGCGACACGGTGAGTTTTCGTTCAACATCACAATACCGGCCAGGATCGTTACTCCAGGTCCGCCAGTGCCCGTCCAGTGCTTTTCCGTACTCTTCCGCCCAGGACGCATCAAACGCCTTGTTTCCGGTGATCATTCTGAGAACACGGTAATCGGGTTTCATGATGGGGCGGAAGTTGGCACCAACCGCATTATCCAGCAGACGTGTGACCGCACCGTTTGCCCAGCCGTCATTACGGACCAGATCGCGTGCGCGGGACACGATGCGATCCCGGTAAATGTTAATTTCATTGTCCGGGGACCACAGCGCGGGTTGCCAGTTCGCCAGTTGATCGCTGAAAGAGTCAGCTGCGTCATAAGGTACGCGGCTCCCCCCCACCAGCATAGAGGGACGCTGCTGTCGCAACGGCTGCCCATCAGAGCCCAGTATCTGTACTTTATTCATCAGAATCTAAACCTCGCTGGTTTCCGGGGACGAGAGATAATCCCCAGTTGCGCCTGCAGAAGTTGAATCAGGGCCAGCAGATCAGCCAGGGTGCTTTGCTGATAGGACACTGATCGCGTCCCGTCTCCCTGCGTATAGGAAAACGAAACACCGTGGCTCCCGGTTGCTAAATCAATGTACGCCTGCTGAGCTTTCGCAAGCGCATCCCTGAGCTGATCGTCAGTCATTGCGCCGGCAAGCAGGCTGGTGTTCCGGTTGAACATGATTTTCCTTATTTCGGCAGGAGTTGCGATATTCGCTTACGTTTGACCGGCGCTGGTTCTTCAATAACCGCACCCGGCAGCTCGTAATTGATTTTTTCTTCCTGTCCAACTGGCGCTGGCAGGAACTTATCCGGATCGGCTTCGAGGTTGGCGGCCCGGACGTTGAGTTTTAACCCCATATGTTTGAGACCGCACAGCGCGGCATAGCTGTAAACGAGGCAGTCAAGCGCTTCGTTAGCTCGTCCTGGTATTGCTTCCCAGATACTGTACCGCTGCCCGGAAATGACTTTGTAAACCAGTCGCTCCGCCAGCAGCTGATTGAAGTACCCGAGATCGCGATCGTCAGGAAAATGCATATAACCCGCAGCGGCGGCGCCAGGTTTGGGTGGCTCAAGATGCAGGCGACCGCGTATCACGTCTTTCGCTGAGTTAACCCCCAGAATGACAGGGCGGAAACTGGCTTTGCTTTTCGATGATGGTCGTTTGGTCGGCCAGACAGGATTGCGTTTGCCTCCCTGTGCAGACTCCCCCTTAATTGCCCAGACACGACGGCCAAGACGCTCTTTGGCGAATTCGTATACCTTCTGCGTATGGTGGCCGCCGGAGTCCATGCACGTTGCCATGATATTCAGGCCGCGCCCGTCACCACGTCGCCAGATCTGTTTCAGGTATGCATCCAGTCGCTTCCAGGGTTCTTCCGTCTCAAGGTCACCATAAATAACGTCATGCGCGACCGACCACGATTCTTCATCTCTCCCCCAGCCGGTGATCGTAATTTCGAAGCGATCGTCCTGGGTATCAACTCCAGCTGTTAACAATGCCACCCCGTCCGGAACGACGGCCGGAAATATTTCCCGGCGCGCCAGCAGAACATCAACAGGGAGCTGTTTCCCATGATTAGGTCGGTGCGGAAGCCCCATCTGGGTATTCCACCACGCCTGTTCCTTATCCGGATCGCCCTTCGCATCGATATATTTTTTCGCAATATCCGACGGCTTATCTTTTTGCCAGGGGCTGAAAAGCTTGGATGCCTGGTACCCCGCGTGGTGGTTATCGACTGCCTCCTTTCCACAGGAGGGGCAGATTGCGCGATAGACCGCATGCCGTTCCGACTCTGACCATTGCCAGACCTTTTCAACGCTGCCCTCGTCTGCCGCCCGCCAGGCAAGGTCATAATCCATCAGCGGTGAGTGCCGCTCCCCGCAGCACTCAAATGGGCGCGTCTGATGCCATCGAATAGTGTGCAGAGCTCTGAGGCGCTGTCCTTCGGACCAGCCACTACCACAGCATTCGCAATAGAGCATCGCCGATTTAGTCAGGTGTTTATCTCCCTCTTTCGGCCACTGAACGTGTTTGAAAAAGTCGGGGAACTGGCGGTGGCCACAGTGCGGGCAAACCACAGATGCCCGGCGCTGATCGGAGTCGGCGTAGCTGTCAGCAATGCGGCTCTCATCCTCCACCGTCGGCGAACAGGCGCGTACAGACAGCCAGGTCAGGCCAAATGTCGCTGTACGCTCTTCGGCCAGCGCAATTGGATCGCCTTCGCGGGTTATCGGGTACTTGTCCACTTCATCCGCCAGCAGGACACGAATCGGACGACGCGCAAGGTTATCAGGGCTACCAGCACCCGCCAGCGCCAGAAATCCGCCAGTGAATGCCTTGTAAAGAATGGTTTCTTTCGAGCTTTTCTGTTTCGAATCACCGATGATTTTACGCAGTACCGGTGTCACCCTTACCAGCGGGCTAATACGCTCTTTCGAAAACTGTTCAGCGGCTTCTTCTTTCGGCTGCAGCAGCAGTATCGGACAAGGATCGAGGTGGGCAAAATAGCCAAAAAGGTTTTCCAGCAGTGCTGTCTTCATCAACTGGGTACAGCACATTACAGTGATGATATGAACCCCGGACTCCGTCGCGGCAAGCATCGGTCCGCGGGCAATTTCTACCGTCGATGTTTCCCAGTTTCCCGAAGTGCTCCCAGCCTCTTTTGCCAGCTTACGATAGTCATCTGCCCACTGCGGCACACTGATACGCGGCGGGGGTGTCCAGCCTTTGCGGACGCTTAATTCAAGACGCTCAATCTTCTGCCGGGTTAAACTCTGGCTCTCCGAGGACTGAGATGTGTTTGTGGACATGTTCAATCAGCACCTCTGTCATCCTGTCCGCCGGTACATCCAGATCAGCAGCCATTAGCGGCGCCACCCTGGACGGCCAGTTAAGCCAGGCATCACGCTGTTGGCGAAAGGCGTTGAATAAAACCTCCTCGGCTGCTGTCAGCTCAATAAGCTGGCCGCTGTCTTTTTCATACTGCAGCTTTGCCTGCAGGGCCATGTAATTCTCGCGGATACGTCCCGCTTCCTCTCTCGAAAGATCTGCCCCTTCAGTGAGCATTATCTGGCGGACAGTTTTATTGATTTCATCACCGTCATCATCGTTATCGCTAACGACGGGAGTTTTCTTTTTCTTCGCGTTCGAGGCGCGCGGGTCTTTGCCATCGCGGTTTTTCTTCAATGCCGCATCGCTGGCCTCTACGTCAATCAGGTCTCCGTCCATCACAATGAAGCGCCCGGCTTTAATCCACCGGCCAATTGTTTTGCGATCCACACCTGAATGTTGTGCGTACTGACTCTGGTTCATCGTGGTCATGGGACATCACCTGGGACATTTTCTGGGGTGGGACATTCGCCTGGGACATTTTTGCCATGTCCCACCAGAATGTCCCACTGGAATAAACTGGAATAGCCAGAGCTGGCGAGGTGTCCGTAATGATCGCCAGAGGTGGGACATGGGACACAAATCTGAAAGTTGTAGCTAGGAAAACACCGCGGCGCGCAATGCCCGTACCTTACAAAAGTCTCAGGAAGGACCCATTTTTTTAATGGCTTCGACCATTCGCTCCGACTATGATTATTCCTATTCAATACAAGGAGAATGTAATGGGTAACAATATAATCAAAATAACTTTCGTAGCCGCAGTGCTGGCATCACCAATTGCTCATGCCCAGTGGGTAACTAATACTGAAGATGACCTTTTCTCTGGTGGTAAGAAAGCAATGATGCTTGGCGAGGTTTCATCCGACAATGGCGCCATTGTGTTTGACTGCACTAAAGAAAAGCTATCGGCGGCATACGTTGAAATGGATAAAAGCACCGAATCACTATCAGAGGTACCAATGGACCTGATAATGAAGGTCGACGGGAATACCGCAGTGAAGCTCGATGCTACCCTTTCAAGACGTAATGTTCAGAGCCTCCAGATTCAATCGGATGACGCGGACCAACTAAAAACAGTGCTTAAGCAGCTTCAGGGGGCGAAATCCAAAGTGTTAGTTGGTGTGCAAACAAAGGATGGCGGAAACCAGCATTCCATGTCAGCCAATGTTTCTGGATCGACAACTGCAGTAAACAGCTTCATAAAAGCTTGCGAAATTAACTTATAAGTTACTGCTTTTATTTTGCCGTCCTGATGGCTTCTGCTATCGCCTGATTTAAAGCAGACGGTAGCAGTGCGTTCGCCATGGTACGGGCCCTATCCATATACCCCAGCACTGGAGTCACAGGTAGCGCATCACCAAACCGGATCAAAAGCTTTGGAGAACGCTGTTTGCGTTTCGGTCTTCGCGTCCCGTTAGCGGAACGTTTGGCCCGTCGCTTCTTAGCTTTCATCGGCTTCTTACGCTGCCAGACAGCGTTAACGCCATCAACCTCACCTACGAATACATTTTCCTTTGCTTTAAGCTGTGAGAGCTTATTACGCGGCAGGTTGCCGTATTTATTAAGCTTTATGTCTTTCGGGTTAAGCAAAGCACTTCCATTAAGCTTGTGCTCTCCGCCGAACTCGAAGGGTTCAAGGTAACCAGCAGCAGTATCACGAACAAACACCTTCGCACGAAGGCTGTTTTTCCTGGCACCAACTGACCCAACCGATTTAACTGTAAAAGGTGTTGGATTATCCAGATTCCGCTCAAATGCTGTTTTTTGGGCCGCTTCTATCTGGCGAACCACTTTAGTCATAGCCTGGGCAGTCGCAAACGGTATTTGCTTCTGCAGCTGTCTTAACTGACTGGAAAGGTCCTTAAGCGTTGCCATATCATTGACCACCTAGTTACAGTAATTAAGATCAGTTTGCTCATAAAGTTGACAATAAAAAACCGCCCGTAGGCGGTTAGTCGAACATTTTATCAAGTTGCTTAGCTAGAGCTCGGTTAAACAGCTCCTTCGAAACTGTCATCAGCGTGCCCATACTGGCATCTTTGAATCCGGTTTTTAATGTTGCCCAAACCTCTTTGTTACGGAGAGCATCCAAGAAGTCATGCCCCATCGCGGTCAATCGCAAGGGCATTACAGCCCAGTGAGTCATTCCGTCTAAAGACTGAATAGCACCAAAGCCGGGCTCTCCATCACTCCTGATAATCAGCCCTCTATCCTCAAGCAAACGCATATGAAACACAAATGTGTCAGTTTCACAATTGAACCCTAAATCATTTAATCGAATAATATCGGTATCAGGTGAATCCGATGCCTCGAAAGCCTCGAGCAAACCTTTAAGGTATTCTTGATCTATTTGCATAACCCCTCCGTATGTAAAAGGTTAATTTAACATCAATTTAAGCACTGCTCTTTGATGTATTCCTGCAAATATCCAACCTGTTTCGTCACTGTGACGATTCGCTCTCTGAGGGTGAAATAATCCCGTTCAGCGGAGTCAGTAAGTCGGGGGCCGGTAACATCGCCCAGGCCGCCGGTGCTGGTCGTTCCGTTCGCGGGACAGTTTGCGTTGAGCTGCAGCCGCTTACGGCCAGCAATGACATCGCTATGCAGACGCTCAATGGTTTCTTTCGCATCAGCCAGTTCTCCGGTGTATTTGGCATCCAGTGCAGCGACATCACGCTGGCGCACCTTCATGTCATCGATGGTATTTTTCGCAAGGCTGAGATTCTCAATTGCCTTGTCGCGCTGGTCTTTGTAGGTGATGGCGTTGTCGCGGTAGTGGTTAACGAAGAACGCCAGCACGCCGATTACCGACACCACAATCAGTTGCAGCCAGTAACGCTTAACCAGCGCGCCAATCATGACAGGAACAGAGCCCGCTCTGCCTCCCGCCGACGTGTCAGCCCATTCAGCACCTTCCCACCAGCTTTATTCCAGCGCAGGAACTCATCGGCTGCACCAGCGTAATCTCCGGCGTTGAGTTTTCGCAGGAGAGTCGATGTCGACAATGACCGCGCACCGAGGTTATACGTGAACGACACCAGGGCATCGAATTGCCCCTGAGTCAGGCCAACTTTAACCAGTCGTGACACGTCACTTTCGTAACTGACCATTCCTGTCTTCAGCAGGCGTTCTGCCGTTTCCTGCTTAATTGTCATCCCGGCACGGATTGGTTTCCCGTCGACGGGCTGAGTCCAGCCATAACCGATCGTCCAAACGCCGACGCTGTCCTGATAGGCAGTGAGCTTGCAACCTTCGAACTCTTTGATCAGGGCAATGCCTTTATCACTGGTTTGCATTCTTCATCCCCGTCAAGCGTTCCCAGAAATAGGTCAGAGCCACTGAACCCATCGCCCCGCTAATGCCGGACGTGACAAGGATCATGTGAAAACTCAACCCACTCTCCACGCTTATCAACCCGCCAATCAAACCGGTAAAGCCGGAGACAGCGATCTGTGCCAGCGCGTTTATCCAGCTCCATGTCGCTTTATTCTGCTTTACGTCGATCAGGTAGCGAACTAAACCGCCCCAGCATGCAATGCCGAGCAGGACTAACCAGGACAGGCCTACAATTTTGTGGTCGTCATTCATACGCTTTGCCATATCACCTCCGAAGGAACGGGGTGCTGTTTGTGTAGAGTGGAAGGATGCCAGGAAACAACGACCGGACATCGCAAATAAAAAAGCCAGCGACAGGCTGGCAATGTGAGGGTAAGGCAATGTCGGCTCTCTGGCCGAAGGGTCCCAGGTAGTGGGTTCTGTGTGCTGCGTACCGCAAATAAAAAAGCCCCGCATAGGCGAGGCTGGAATCAGACAGGGGGGATTAAGACTGGATATTCCAAATCATTGCGTTACCGTTATGATTTTCAATGATTTTTGCCAGTGGTGCTCCACCAAAAGAATGCATGTAGCTGTGATGTATAGTCAAAACCAAATCTTGAAGTACTTGATCACTTTCAAGTTCGGTAACATTCAACCCAATTTTCTGCGCCTTATCAAAATGAATATGACGCGAGTGGGTATAGGTTGTGTGATGGTTGTTTAACTCTGAACAAACATGTGTTGCTTTTGATTCTGCCTCAGGATCATTATCAAACATGCCTGTCATAAGCCAATGCTTAACAATCTCATTTGCCCATTTGATTGCTTTCTCACACTCGCCGATGATCGTCGGGTTTAGCTTTTGAAGAATGAACTGCCACATCTGAACAGCTGCGGGATTTTGAAAAATTTCCGTCTGCGCACGATTCCATTCTTCAATGATGGCATGGGTGGAGAAACCGTTGAACTGAGGATCAATTGGGCCAATGTTGGACTGTTTACCCATGATGATTTCATTGGCACAACATGCAAGCATAGTTCCGCAGGACATTGAAATCATAGGAACAATTGCTCTGATGTTAGTTCCAAACTTCGACCTTAAGTAATGCCCGATTGATTCCAAAGCGGCAATATCACCACCTGGAGTATGAAGTATCAAATCCAACCCTTTTGATACATCTAAACCATTGATGGCTGTCATCAACCCGTTCTTATCATCATCAGTCATCTGAGTAAGATGGCGTACTTCTGCACCACCATGCTGTAACCACCCTGAGTAATATGTGATTACATTTCTTCCAGTATGATTCGAAAGTTGAGATAAGTATTTACGGCGAACCTCATCCATAGGACTTTTATGGGCGAGAGCCGTTATCTCGCCCAGTACGTCGCTCCAATTAGGCATAAATCAGTACGTGTAAAGTTGATGACTTGTAGTTTGGTTTTGCTTCGATTGTGTAGCGGTACCTTGTGAGTACCAAACACCTGTGTTTCCACTCGTACTAGTTTGCTGTGCCATTACACGAGAAGCGAAGTTGTTAACAGTTTCACCAGTCAACATTTCTGCCGGTTTGATATTGTAAACATCGTAGAACTCAGCTGGGGTCATAATGATAGCTCCTTTTATAGCGCTACATATAGTGCCTGTGCCAAGGGGGACATACTATATGTGCCATTGTTGTCATATTTAAATGTGCAAAAAGCCTCAAAAGAGGCTTGAAAAAGATGCAAAAATACTATCTATGACGTGACTATAGCTACTTACCCACAGTTTATACAAGCCAAAAATGCTAAATTCAGATAATCCTATTCGCTGAAAAACTACACAAAAGCTACGTTCATCTTGTCATTAGATAACGTCAGTAACTTTCACTGGATCTAAGCCATTGGTGAAAAAGCTAATTGCATGATGAAGCACTGTAATGTAGCAGTTGAGGTTGTTAAATGAGAATCACCCTAACAATGTCAACGGACATTATTCATTTTCGTAACTTCTCAATCTCTCGTATACCCGCCAGGTTATTGTTGCCCTTCTCAATAACAGCCAGCAAAGGTTCAATCCAGAGGACGGCCTGGCAATACGTCATTGAGCTGGCGGCAGCGGTACTATCATCGGTTGCGTTAGTGTTCCCGGTATCGGGGTGCATTGCGCTGGCACGTAAACGGTACGCGTATTTGAGCAGCCCACCAGCGACATCAGCAGGAACAGGCAGATCACAGGTCTTTTCACGTCGGAGAATCTCCCGGTATTCGATGACAGTTTTCTCAGTACCGGCATCGATCAGCGAGTTAAGGCGGTTGGCGTTCTCTGCTATCTGGTTAAACCGATTGAAGTTGAAAGCCTGTGTAGTTATCACCGTCGCCTGCAGCGCGTTATCATTACGTAATACCCGATTCTCACTCTGTTCTGTTTCAAGAGCTGAGCGGCTACGAACCAGTAATACGCTAAGCACTGCAATAATGATTACGACAGCCACCAGCAGAACCGCAACAATCGTAATTTTTCTGGGTTTCATCAGAATACCCCCGGAACTGATACCGGAATGCCAGGGTTAAGCGGCCCGAGTCCATCCCCCAGAACCTGAGGTTTCTCTGCCCACAGGCAAACTTCACGCTCAATCTCACGCCTCGTGATTAAACCCTTCCACTGTTTGTCACCAGCATAGATCCAGCGCCGCAGTTGTTCGCATGCGCCTTTCGAATCACCCTGGTTGATTTTTCGTAACAGTGTGGAGGTTTTGAAGTTTCCCGCGCCTACGTTATACGCAAATGAGTACAGCGCCCCTCTCATCGTTTCGGGGATCGGAGCATTGATATATGGGTTAATCTGTCGGGCGACAATATTCAGGTCTTTATCCAGCAGCGCCTGGCACTCTGCTTTGGTGTAGGTCTTGCCGAGGATAATATCTTTACCAGTATGGCCCCAGCATACAGTCCACACTCCAACAACATCCCGATAAGGCTGATAGCGTACACCTTCAAGGCCATCATTACCCGTTGGGCCAGTAATCAACGCCGCAGCGATAGCAATAGCGCCAGCGGGTATCGCTGCAATAACGCTATTCTTCAGCTTTGGTGGCATAGCCATTGCGCCGATCCTCCCGTTCTTTCCAGCGGAAATACCAGTTCACTGCACAGGTAATAACAGTGCATGCGATACCGACAATAATTGCCCAGTCGCTCAGGCTTAACCCTGCAATTCTGTCGGCCAACATCCAGGACACCTCTTTTGCTGTTTTAGCTGTTTCGGCATATGCCTTCGCTGATACACCGCAGCCGGTCAGCGTGGTTCCTGTTCCATATGAAAGTCTGCTGTAAATGGTGCTCATTCTGGTCATAGCCTCACCTCCGATTTTTCGGATGGCGCTGTGTGTGTGTTTGAAAAGGGTCAGGCTTCACGGGCTGGATTTATCAACAAAGCACGTAGCGGATGATTCCCGTGAGCCTGAAATTGATGAATATGTCTGAAATAACTAGACCATTAGTAAAACAACTCGATAAATGTGGTTAAATGAGACTACGTTCTCACAACTTAATTAGTACCAATGATTATCAAGCCCTGTCCCTACTGCGGAAAGTTAATTAACCCAGAATCACTTGTGTGTAGCCACTGCCGGATAGTGAATCCTTTTGTGAAGGCCAGCAGAAGAGAAAAAGCGAAGAATGTATTAGTAATCGCTCTCGTTGCTGCTTTTTTAATTTGGATGATTCTCTGAGTTGCCAGTTTTCAATGAAGATAATGCGGGCAAAAAAAGCCTGCTCGGACGAACAGGCATGAAAAATAACAATACCGTCAAGGAGGTGGCGCCGGGTGCCTCCCGGTGGAACAGCCCCAGCCGACTAGTTCCGCGCAAACAAACCTGGACAAAAAAGTTTGACTGGTCGCCCCTCCGCATAGGGGGATTCACCACACTAAAAATTTAACATCTGATGAAACTCGTTTCAATGCTCTACGACGATGTGACAGGGGTATTGATGCAATGCAAATAGACCTACTCTCGGAGCAAGGATAACAACTTTTCCGTACTCTCTTCTGTAAGTTCGAAGTGGATCAATTCTTCGCCATTCTTGAGAATGTAGAGTTCTTTACTCCCTTTATCATCAGTAGTGATATCAAGGGCATAAATATCAGGCTTGCATAGCGTAATGCCGCCTGTCGTAACTAGCGTCTTATTAACGAGGTGACTCATGGGGATACTCTCCGAACTGGATTCTTTACTGGAAAAAATCCCACTGTGGAAAAGGTTAAAAACAGTACCCGACGAAGTGGATCGTCTCAAACAGCAGGTCGCCGAGCTTGAGGCATACATCAAATCCAGCGGTGGGGAGAAATGCCCCAGATGCTCACAGATGAGCTATAGCCTTGACCGAACCGTAGATGACCCCGATTTCATTGGGCTGGGAGTTCAGAGAGACTATTACAAATGCTCCAGCTGTGGGTACGAAACCTTTAAACAGCGCTGAGATTGCAGAAACGACAAAGCCCAAGGCGTTAACCTCGGGCTTGTATTTTTGCTCACTTTCGAGCCGTTACGTTGCTTTTAAAGACTGCCGCTGTCTAACTGCTTTTTACTGATGGCTTGCCGACCAACTTTTTTCAAACTTCATGCCGCCACTTAAAGTTAAGGCAGCATATCAAAGTAGACTCAAATATGACGCATTTAATCCAGTTTTGCAAGACTTGAGTCTAAATTTGTCGCCTTTTGTTGTGAACGTGATCGCGTTACCTGCAAAAGAGAATCGCTATCAAGGCGCCGCAAGGTGGTTTTCATCTCCTCCCACCGTTCTGTAAACGTTTCTGACCAGTTCTTCGGGGTCACTCCGACCATGGCGGCAAGCTTTTGGTATTCATACGTCTCACGCCCTGCCAGCTCTGCTTTCACGTCCTGAGCCGCGAGCCAGACAAGCTTCTTCAGGCGCTCCATCGTTTTGCCGGCCACCTTCTTCGCGCCGAGCTGCTCCCGGAACTCTGCCCACGCCCATTGAGTGATTTCCACCTGATAGCACCAGCGCACGTTCTCGCTATAGTTCCATAGCAGCCACGCTTTCTGATGGTCTTCAAGCGACAGAACAGCGCGGCGCCACGATGCGGTCCCGTACTCTACCGGGCCCACCAGCGCGATAGACGAGCCCTTAGCGCGGGACTGGTTGCCGCTCATCGGCTGGCCGTCAGGATTGACCATGCGCTGCTTATCCTTGTCGAATACCTTTTTCCGGCCCCGACTCCGCGCCGTCGCGGTGAATTGCGCGTTCTCGGCGAAAGCTACCAGCTGCCCTTTCGTCGCCCCGCTGAGGTCTGCGGTCGCCACAATGAGCTGCTGACGTACGTATTCCAGTTGCTGACTGTTCATGCGGCTTCCTTCTGTGGCTGGTTGGTTTTGGTCTGGCTGTGCTTTGCTATTGGCGGCAGGTTGGCGCGCTTAACGCTTTCGGCCTGATATCGGGTTATCTCGTCTCTGGTCACGGTGCGCACTCCCCGATAATGATCTGCCCCTTCTCTCCCCAGACCTTTGTGATGCGGCAATCCCAGATGTGAGCATCATCCTCATAAAGCGCATCCATCAGGGCTTTCAGCATGTTGTCGCAGTCTGGCTTGGCCTGGTGAGGCTTCCCGGCGAACTCCGCTCGTTTCTTCTTACTCCAGCTTGGTGGCATTGGTAGGACGAATGTCACATGTGATCCGGATTCAGGCATGGTCAACTTGCGCAGGCGGACCTCATCGCAAAAAGCGCGGTAACGCATTACAGGTGGACGCTGCTTCCACTTATCCGCGCGGGTCATGCGAGGCTTGCCGATTGGTGTGATGTCGTAGATTTTCATGCAGGCACCACCAAGCCACGACGGGCAATCTGAATAATGGTCAGGACGATGGCGCGATCCATTAACTGGCGGCGCTCGTCACGGCTAAGCCCCTTCCCGTTATCAATCTCTGAATGGCAGGTGACACAGATAGCGGCGGTGGCGCAGTCGTCTGTCTTCATGCCAATTCCCTTACCTTCATTGCGGTGTGCTACCTGTACGCCCCACGCTCCGCAAAGGACGCATTGCTCAATCTGGCCGACTGCGGCGAGCCACTTCTTGCTGCGGTAGGTTTTACTCATGGTCACCACCTTGCACCTGAACCAGCGTGAGGTTTCCGCAAAACACCGCTCCTGTGTCGATGTACATCTGGTTGGCATACTTCAGGGGCTGGCGCGCAGGGGTGTGGCCGAAGATAAACAGATCAGCACCGGCTATCGGCGAGACAATGCTGCCCTGAGCGTCGCTAACCCGCTCACGATTCCAGATGACCATGTCTTTCGGGACCGGCTTGTCGAACGCATATTCGTTATGCGGGTAGTCAGCGTGGCAAATTACGATTTTCCGATCGGAGGTAACCAGCTCGATGATGAGTGGTAACTCAGCTGCCTTGTGAACCAGAGCCTTAGCCAGCACCTCTTTGTCATAGTCGAGATTGAAGAACCAACCGCCACCGTTTACCAGCCAGTGATTGACGTTTCCATGCTCTGAAAGCCCATCAACCATCATCTGCTCATGGTTACCGCGCACTGCCCTGAACCACGGCATAGTAATCAGATCCAGGCACTCGACGTTTTCCGCGCCGCGGTCAACAAGGTCACCAACCGAGATCAGCAAATCACGCGCAGGGTCGAACGAAACCTTTTCGAGCTCATTCATCAGCAGCGTGTAGCACCCATGCAGATCGCCGACGACGAAGATATTGCGCCAGTCAGCGCCATTAATTCGTTGATACATGCTCATGCTGATTTTCTCCTCGCTGCGAGACGCAGCCATTTCTGATCCACCAGGCGGGCGGTGTAGTCTTTCAGGGTCGGGATATCGGACGGCTTAACCGCGGGCTTAGGCTTGCGGCGCGCCGGAACGCGAAAGATTTCGTTTGTGATGACGCGGGAAAGTGGAGTTGACATCAGGCCTCCTGCTTATCGCGCAGCACCTGAAATTCGCTGCTTTGAGGGATTGTGAGCACCAGGCCAAACTGAGCGCACCAGCCTTCCACCTGGCACATGAAATGGTGCATGTCGCCAGTGTCCAGATCGGACGTGTGGCGGAGTTCTAATTCAATCGTCTTAATTCCGGTGACGAAATCGGTGTACTCAACCTCTTCATAACCCAGATAAGTTTTTTTGAGGTTTCGCTTTACCCATGCAGGCGTTGCGTCAGTGCGCCCAGACTTGATCAGGTAGTCGCTTATTTCCTTGTACCAAACGTGGCTCAGACTATTTTGTGAAAGGCTTCTCTTCTCGCGCCAGTCTTTGAGTTGGAGCCGGAAGCACTCACCGTTTTCGAGAAGTGGCTTCAGATGCTGAGTGATAGCACCAAGATTTCCACGGTGTAGCTTGATGCCGTCTTTGGAGATAATCATACGGCCTCCTTGACGGAAACCGCAGAATGCAGAAAATCGCAGGTGCATGTCTGCATCTGTGACAAGGCGATGAGTTCAGATTGTGGTCGCATTTAAGTCCCCTTAAATGCGCAGAAGTCTTACCGTCGGGCGTTCAACTCCGACGACGGTTAAATTATGGCTGGTTGATTATGGAAAATCAACATAAGAGAAAGGCCTTCGAAGAGGCCATTGGTGTCTTGATGCTGGTTTATAAATCTCTACCCGCCGGGATGATTCACAAAATACATTTGCAATTAGTACTTCAGGGAAGGCTGGATTTGATCTAGCTTGTTAAACAATCCGTAGATTATGATATCGGGATAAAAAACAGAAGGGATGGCCTGGTTATGAATAATGGGGTGTTTACTACCGTCATTACTGGTGTTTCAGTGTTTGTGTTGGGTCAGATATTTGTAAAATCCATGCTTGATCCTTACATTTCATTCAAGGAACATTTGGGGATGGTTTCGGCCATTCTCCTGCGTGAGCAAAATAAAATCCTTAGCATCAATGCGAAAAGCGAAGTAATAAACGAAATCAAACAGGCGTCAGCTTTGCTGTTGTCAAAATCTAATGCCATACCCTTGTATGGAATGTTGGCTACTTTACGTCTCCTTCCTCGATACAAAGATGTCCTTAAGGCCTCGTGGAATCTGAATCTTATTGCGTCTATTTTAGAAGAAGGAAGAAACACCACCCCCAAAGAAACCTATACAACTATTTCTAATTCTCTCAATGCGGTAGGCAGTAAGTTAGGGGTGGTTGTTACATACAGACCATCTTAGATCAGCAAATAATATCTTCCTGCTGCGGCGCTGCCGGCAGCGGCATCCAGTGGGTTGGGCTCCATGATGCTCCTGGTATAATCCAGCCATCTATATCTGCATCCGGATGCCCAGGGCAATTTGTTGCCCACTTCATTGCATAGCCGCCAGGAGCTGATTGCCATGGCGCAGCAACTATCACACCTGTTGATGGGCTTGGCATCCGCTTACTGCAAGCCACCCAACCGTCTGTCAACTCATCACTATTACTTACAGGTTCGGCCTGAAGCATGGCGGCGCGATAGGCGTTCCAGCCGACAGCTTTTCCGTGTTCAAACGCGCTGTCAAAGTCATCATCAATTTCCATCGCAGCGGGCACAGATACCGGCGCTGGCGGGGCGGTGTAAAGCGGCGTTACTTCTCGCAGCGGGTCGGCATAAGCATTGCCACTATCGAAGCTGACGTTGTTTTTTGCCCCGCCTCCTGACAGCAACCACGCCACCGGCTCCGCTTCGAGCGATGCCAGCGCTATACGCGCCATCTCTTTGACAACGTCACAGTTTTTATTTCCTTCGCAATCATCCATCAAAAGCCAATCGTCATTGATTATTTCTTTAATCTTATCCCGTGAAAGTTCCATTAATTCACCGCCTTAGCTTTACGCTCTGCTTCACTAAAATCCCAGTCAACACGATGCGATATTTCAATTGCCGCCCTAACGGAATGCTCAATCATGATGTCGAGCTTTTGAAGTGTCATGGCCATATTTGGATTTCGAGCCAATATTTCTGCGCGAAGAATTTGCCAGTCATTGCATGTTTCAAGTAATGAATTAGCCATTATCTTTACCCCGCGCTCCATATGCAGATAAGCACTCTTCAAATCCAGCCTGATTATCCGTTTGACCAAAACTGAAGCCATGCTGAAGACCATGACGAAATGCGCTATCTTGCAATTTATCTGCGCTATCGAGCTTCGCTTCCAGTTCAGCGATTCGCTTCTCTGCGGCTTCCAGCGATGCCAGCAGCGCCAGCACGGTGACGGGGTTGGCTGCGGCGATGAATACTGAATCGACCTTGAGGCAATGTTGTGCTACCGCTTTCACACCAACCTTCACCTCATATCCGCGCGCACCTTTGTGTGGCTTGTAAGGCTCCCAATTCCCCCATGATGCAGCGTTTGCCGCATTGGCTGCTTCACGTAATGCGCGTTTGTCGATGTTGCTCATACCCCTACCCTCCCCCAAACCATCAATACCCTTCTCATCGCCGCGCTGTTGCGGCACTCCTGGCAGATCACGTTTGCCTCTGTACGCTGCACCAGCTTCGAATTTCCCTTCGGCATAGCCGGGATTGTTTCTGGTGCGTATTTCATGCCGTAATCGGTCAGCCGATAAAGCCGCTGTCCGTGCTTGCCTTCGAACTCGATCAGGCCGTCTGCCAGCAGCGTGCTCACCGTTCCGGATATCTTTTTGGTGTCCATGCCGATAAGCCCTGCCAGTTTGGCGTTGTTCAACCCTGGGTTGTTGCGCAGGGCTGCCAGCACCTGCTCACGGATTGTTATGTTCATGTCACACCATCCCGTTCGACTTGTTGCGGTTGTACTTGGCCAGCAGCAGCTGGATCGGCGTCGGCCCTTGCTCGGCAGCTGGTGCGGCAATAGCCCGGCGTACCGGCGGCACTGGCTTACCCTCGGTGACGCGCCTTTCCCACATGTCCAGCAGATCGCCTGCCTCGCGTGCCAGTTCACCATGCGTTAACTGGCGCTCGGTGCTGCGGTGGCGCAATTCTACGCAAATGTGGTACATGACCGGCTGCGACCATGGAAATTGCTCGCTGGAGATGAATTCGAACGAGCGGTTACGCCAGTCCCAGTATTCGGCGATCACCTGGTCAACGTTGACGCCCAGCGCGCCGCCGCTCTGCTTGCACCAGGCGACGAACTGGCCCGGCGACGGCAGGAATGGGCGCTCCTGGCGGCGGGCAATGCGCATGCCGGCATCGACCTGAGCCATGGTGTGGATCCCGTTCTCCTGAAACGCCAGCAGCCACTGACGGCGGAATTCGTTCAGGTCTTCCTGGGTGCGGAAGTTCGCCATGCTGGCCGGGAACGCGGCGCGCAGCTCGTTGAACAGCTTGTTGAATACCTGCGCCACCTGCTCGACCGGCGCGCACTCCTGGTACTGCTCTGGCAGGTTATGGGCCATGCGGCTCATCTGCTCGCGGTCGTGGTTACGCATCTGCTCTGCAAGAGATTTCATCGGATCACCCCATAGGCCCAGTCAGTGTTGTTGAAGTCCAGATCTGGCTTGACAGCGCGCTGCTCACCTCCGGCGTTACGCTGCATTGTCAGCTTGTCCCACTGCTTACGCAGGCTTTCGGGACTCAGGATGTTGGTCTGCCAGAAGTGGTGTTTGCTAGCCCAGTCATACAGCGCGCAGATGTCCTGGTGCGACCGGTTGTCTATCTGGCGCATCAGGCGAACAGTGTTAGACCAGGAGGTCATGTCCGGGGCTTTGCAGGTTGGGTTAATCAGCTTCACCCTGGAGGAAATCCACTTAGCTGTCTCGAGGTCTTCAGCAGAGCCCCACTTCGCACCGGATGGTGTGTAGACCGCAGCTTCAGGATGAGTTGATAAAAATTTCTTCAGACGTGCGTCAGAGGATTCGTCAGAATTCTCGGACGAAGATCTTTTAATACTGTTCTTGTTCTTGTATTGGGTGTCTACCGTTTTCGGGAAGGTTATTCCTGATTTCGGGAAGGATTTTCCCGTTTTCGGGAATTTTCTTCCCGTTTCCGGTTTGTCTAAAATCCATGCTGAAAGGTCAGTGTTTACACCGACGATTTTCATCATGCCCTGCTTCTGTGAAAAGATGATTTTGCGTTCTGCGAGAGACTTAAGCGCGTCCGATACATGCGTATCGCTCAGGCCCGTAAGCTCGGCAATAACCGTATTTGTCACGCGGTCCTGTTTCTTGTTCCAGCCGTAGGTAAGCCAGATCACCGCCTCAAAACATTGCCATTCCCGGCCTGACAGTCTCAGGCGAGGCTTAAGCTGTTGGATCTCGTTAGCGACCTTGGTATACCCGTTCGACAGGTCGGCCATACGACCTCCCGGTTGTTCGGTTTTATTTGGGAAATTGATTATTTCAGCGGTGTTTGACATACTTACTCCCGTTACTTGCCGTAACACAGTGTGATAAGGGCCTTTGAAGTTACCGCTTCAAGGGCTTTTTCTTTTCTTGTGCCTCTCATATAACCCCCAGCATCGATGTAACCATCGTCATCAGCGGTCCTACCTGCTCCGGCATGAGGCGGAACAGCGACGCTATACCCTCGCTTACCTCTTTGAGCTTCTGATGCTCTGGAGCGTCCAGCAGCACGGCCTGTTTAGCCTCGGCACACTCTTTCATCGCAGAGGCGATCAGCGACATCGTGTCGTTCTGCTGCGCCAGACGGTTTCGGTACTCCAGCGGCAGGACCGACATGATTGCCGGGGCCAGCTGGCGAATGTTGTTGGCGGCGTATTCGGTATCGCCATCAATCCATCGAAACACTTTCTGCATCTGGCGGTGCGAGTCAGTCGGGATATCCAGACCGGTTCCGCCGGACGCCCGCCACTCTTCCACGATCAGCGCGGCGACAAATTCACGGCTTCGGCAATCAGCTGCCCAGGCGCGAACAGCAGCGCGGATCCCATCGATGTTTAACGCCGCGGAATCAGGCTCCCGGCGATTCTGGTAAATCATCGCCGTTGGCGAAAATTTGTTACCTTGTTGATACGCAAGTGAATGCATTGCTTTCCCTTTCGTGGTTAGGCCGCAGTATCACGCGGCGATGCGAATACCAGGCTTTCTTTTAGGACCGGAGCCTGGCGGTGAAAATTCTTCGTGCCTTTCTCGATAGCAGATGCCATTTCTGGAGATGCCCGGCGATTTCCGTAGGCGATCTGGTCCAGGTAACCTGGCGTCGTGTTAGCCAACTTTGCGAGCTGCGCCCATTCGTCGGTAGTGGCGGCCTTGCGCCAGCGGTGTAGTTCAGTGCTCATTGGTGTCTCCGGGTGAGTCGTTTGATTTGGAGTTTAGCGTTATGCTAAATACTACGCAAGCATCATTTAGCAATTTGCACATTTATCATTTTGCTAAAAGCAGTAACAATGCAGGTATGGAAAATAAAGAAATCAGAAAAGCCAACCTGGAAGCGCTGTACGAGAAGCGTCAGCACGAGTCTGGAATGACCAAAGCGCAGTTTGCCGAGCTCATCGAGACAAGTCCGGCTGCGCTTAGCCAGCTACTGGGACCAAACCCTCATCGCAATATCGGCGATAAGATGGCTCGCAAAATTGAAACTGCGCTTGATCTGCCTTTTGGCTGGATGGATGTTTTACACGCCAGTGAAGAACCTTCGAACGTTGCATTTCGAGGACTGAACGAGACAAAAGGAAGTTATCCTGTAATCAGCTGGGTAAGCGCGGGGCAATGGATGGAAGCTGTAGAACCTTATCACCGAAGAGCGATAGATCGCTGGTATGACACGACTGTTGACTGCTCAGAAGATTCATTCTGGCTGGACGTTAAAGGGGATTCTATGACCTCCCCGGCTGGACTGAGCATACCCGAGGGAGCAGCGATACTTGTTGATCCTGAAGTCGAGCCGCGCAACGGAAAGCTGGTTGTCGCGAAGCTAGAAGGCGATAACGAAGCGACCTTTAAGAAGCTTGTAATCGATGCCGGCAGACGCTTCCTAAAGCCCCTTAACCCCGCATATCCAATGCTAGAAATTAATGGAAACTGCAAAATCATCGGCGTTGTGGTTGATGCCAAAATACTAAACATCCCATAACCTCACGCAAAACCCCTCAAGCCCGCCATCGCGCGGGCTTTTTTACGTCCCGAATTCCTTCGCTGTAAATTTTTAATCGCTTATTAATCAATACGCTAAATAAAACCATTCAACAATTTAGCATTTTGCTATTGCGCATAATTTAGCATCACGCTAAATTTACCCCATCGAAACGAAACATCGACAGCTGAGCGAAGTTAGCCAGCGGCGGACAGCAAGTCGCCTGCTTTTTAACAACATGCAGATTTACAGCGTCAATGACCTGTTAAGACCCCTACACGTAAACGTGCTGTATCACTGGGTGCGATCCGGTCGGTGAGAGAGTATCCCCGCGCGAGAGCGAGAACGGCGTGAGAACGGGCAACACTGGCAGGGAGTTGGCGCTGACCAATACAGGGAATGTTATGGGATGTGGTGAAGGGTTCATGGACGGGAATATGTCGCACGTAAAGCGGCGAGGCCCGAGGAGCTATTGCCGAAGATAAGTAGGCCGAATCGGGTCGAAATGGGTCTCCCACCTACCACATCGCCAAAGCATTTCTCCCGCATCAGCGGGTAACGACAGAGGGTAAGGGGATGATCGACGACATCAAGCGCATCGACTCAATGATAAATGCGCTTCGCAATATGAAACAGGACATCAAGCGTCAGCAGAAACTAAGTGAAATAAACAGTTTAGACCTGTCGCCGAAGCAAGCTCAAAAGCGCAATGCCGATGCTGACTGGATTGCGATGGAACAGATTAAGCGTCGGCATGAGCTGCACGCTCTGTCTGTTGAGCTTGGGTTCGCTGAGCGCCGGGAAAGTTATGCTCCATTTGAATTAACTGACGGGTGGCACCGATTCGACCACAAGCCGCGCGAACCTCAATAGCCGCCTAACCAGCGGCTTTTTCATACCTGGAGTCATTTACGAGTGGCTCAAGTTATGACAACCGGCGGCCATCCACCGCCCATTGAAACACTGAATAAATGCGTTGAAGTCTTGTATTAACCGTTCCGTTCGCCGCGATAAGGCCAAGAGGAAATCATGGTAAACCAGCAGCAGATCAGAGAGGCCCAACGGCTCGCGTCGTTCGCGGTGCTCCATCGCAATGCTCCGGCGTGGGAAGAAGCAAAACGCCTTTACGCCGTCGCCATCGGGAGGACTCTTCACTGATGGAAACTTTATTCGCACTCGTCCTGACCGTGGCAATGACCAACGGTGATTATCAGGATGTCATTCTCGGCGTTTACGACAGCCAGCAGGAATGCAGCCTGGCAGCTACAGAGCAGAAAGTGTCAGCTGAGTGCTGGCCGGTAGAAAGCATCATCCGCAACGGCGAGTTCCCGGCGAAATCCATCGCGCAGCAGTAACCACCCTATTCAACCGATCGGCCTGGCATTACGCGGGCGGGATCTGCACATCCAAATTTCAGGAGAAACCATGAGCGAAGTAACGGACTTAACTGTCATCGAAATCAAGCCGGAACAGGCCCCAGTGCTTTACGTAGCGGGCGGCCTTGACGCGTACCTTGAGCAAATCCGCCAGGCTGTAAACGAAGTGCCGGACCTGTCCACGAAGAAAGGCCGTGACCGTGTTGCCTCTCTGGCAGCGCAGGTGTCCCGCAGCAAGACGGCAATCGAAAAGCCGGGCCGTGAGTACCTGAAGCGCCTGAAAGAGGCTGTGCGTCCGGCTGAGGCCGAAATTAAGCGATTCGTTGATGCCTGCGACGAGCTGCGCGATGCGACCCGCCGCCCACTCACCGAATGGGAAGCCGAGCAGGAACGCATTAAGGCTGAAGAAGCCATGAACGCGATGCACGCCGAAGCGCTGGAGATGAACATCAGGTTCGATCAGGAGCTGGCTGCCAAGTTCGAAGCGGACCACGAAATGGCTCTACTGATGAACAAGGATTTTGACCGTGACCGCGAAGAGCAGCGCCGTCTGGCGGAACAGGCTCAGCGTGAACGTGATGAGCGGCTGAAACAGGAAGCGGCAGAACAAGCCCGCCGCGATGCCGAAGCGAAGCACAAAGCGGAGATTGAAGCCGCAGCGCGCCGTGAAGCCGAAGAGAAAGCCCGCGCTGAACTGGCGGAGCGCCAGCGCGTCGAAGCGGAACAGCGTGCAGCTCGCGAGAAGCAGGAAGCGGAAGCCCGGGCGGAACGCGAAAAAGCCGCGGCGGTTGAAGCCGAGCGCCTGAAGGCCAAACAGGCCGAAGATGCCCGCCTGGCCGAAGAGAAGCGCCTCGCCGATGAGCAGGCAAAGCGTGAAGCTGACGTTAAGCACCGCAAGACGGTCGGCACCAACATCGTTAACGCGCTCACCAGCCAAACCAGCTTAACCCGCGAGCAGGCTATCGAAGTGCTTACCGCTCTGAAAGATGACCTGATCCCCTGCGCGAAAATTCATTACTGAGGCAACCATGAACGCATACCTCACTTACGACCGCATCGAAGATCGGCGCTGGGCTGAGCAGCAGATCACCGACGAGAAAGAGAAGTGGATCGACGACCGGGCGCAGAAAATCATCGACATGATGCCAAAAGAGCCATCCGGCCTCTTCCACTTCTCGGTCCCGATTGACTCCAGCCCATACGAAGGGCTTCGCAGCGATAAAGCTGGCGAGGCCTACAACGATTTCATTTCGGCAGTTGCTTACGCCCAGGCGGAATACGACTGGGATCACCGTACCGGCTGCCCGTTTTAAGGAGAGAGTTAATGGCCCGCAGAAATTTACTCCACAAATCGAAATTAGCCGACTTTAAGGAGTGGCTCTCGATGAACGGAATTCAGTGGAGAGATGGGAAAGGTAGTTACCAGGTGATCCAGGTGAATACGGGATGCGGCTGGACACCGATTTATGACAGCAGCAAAGAGCGACGCGAGCATTTCACTATTCAGGATGCTCTCAGGCCTTTGGTAAACAGATTCATCAGAGAGGCTGCAAAATGACAGATTCAAAAACACATTACCGCAAGGCATTTGACTCCCCTTACCTCAGCAGCGCCGACATCGTTGAGCCAACGGTGCTGACGATCGCCCGGGCAACGTTAGAAAACGACAAAACAAAAAAATCCAAAGACGTTTTTAACACTGCTTATTTTGAAGAGCGCGAGCTGCGCCCTGGCGAAAAGCTTAAGCCGATGATTCTGAATGCCACGAACAGCAAGATGCTGAAAAGCATTACCGGATCCCCCTTCCTTGAGGATTGGGTAGGCGTGAAGGTCACTGTTTACGTCGATAAAAATGTCCGGTTCGGAAAGGAATCGGTTGAAGGTCTCCGCTTAAGCCCGGCGCGCGTCACAAAGCCGGTGCTTTCGCCGGAGAAAACGCAGGCTTGGAATAACGCTAAGGCCGCCTTCAAGCGCGATGGCAACCTTGATGCAGTGCTGGCGAGAATGGACATTTCTCCAGAGCATCGCCGCCAGCTTGAGCAGGAGTGTTCATCATGATCTGGCACGACGTCGAGCAAAACGGTGAAGAGTGGGACGCTCTTCGCCTGGGTAAGGCCACCGCTTCAAACTTCGGCCTGATCATGGCTAACGATGGGAAGGCTTTTGGCGAACCAGCCAAGCGTTATGCCCTTCAATTGGCTCTTGAGCAGATTAAGGGGTGCAAGTCTGAATTTGGCTTTTCAAACGAGCACATGGAGCGCGGGCACGAACAGGAGCCAATTGCCCGCATGCTGTACGAAGAGATGAACTTCGTCGACGTGGATAACGGTGGGTTCTTTGATCACGAAACCTACGGTGACAGCCCAGACGGACTCGTTGGCCAGGACGGGCTCGTTGAGATTAAGTCGGTCATTGCCGCCACTCACTACTCCACCCTAACCCGCGGCTCCTTCGATCCGGCATACAGATGGCAACTGGTCGGTCACCTTGATTGCTCCGGCAGGGATTGGGTGGACTTCATCAGCTACTGCTCAGACTTCCCGGACGGTAAGCAGCTCATCGTTTATCGCCTTACAGCTGCTGAATGTGAAACAGAAATAGCCCGGCTTCGCGCACGCAGAAATGATTTCCTCGAACTTGTTGCGGACACTAAGCGCCGCATACTGGAGCTCGAATGAAACGCACCCCCTTCTATCGCAGGCCCGGGCGAACCGGACAATTCTCCGGCCTCCGTGAGCGCGTTATCTGGATGATTCAGACGCGCGGCCGCCCGGTCACCGGTAGTGAAATCGCTGAGAAGTTTGGCGTAACGCTCATTGAGTTTAACCGGGTCGCCAACGGGATCACCCGCGGCTCCGGACAGATAGCTCAGATCGTTGAGTCGGAAAAATGGCTCAACGAGGACGGAATCTGCGACCGGACTTTCGACCTGGTCACGAAGCCGAAGGTTGTGACGCCGCAGGGCAAATCGCGCCTGTTCACCCGGCGCGCCATTGAGCAATCGCAGGAAGGTAGACGGCAGGAGTGCATAGCCCGTGCCGCCCGCCGTAGCCGCCTGATTGCTCAGGGCCTCTACATCGACGAAATGGAGTCCATCCTATGACTCACGCTCACGACGACATCAGGGTTGGCGCGGTGCGCCTTCCCTGGCTCAAAGAGAAAAACGGATGGTTGCTGCCGTGGGGTGAAGTCGTTACCAACCCACTGAAGGCGCAACGACTGGCTGAAGAACTTAACGAAAAGCAGGTGGCAGCATGAGATACGGCTCTGTTTGCAGTGGAGCTGCGGCGATGCCCATAGAAGAACCGGCGCTGCGCAGCTGGCAGCGCCCGTTCCTTAAATGGGCTGGCGGCAAATATTCGCTGCTGCCGGAACTGGATCGTTTGATCCCCGCAGGTAAACGCCTTATTGAGCCTTTTGTGGGTGGCGGCTCGGTGTTCCTTAACTCAGACAAGCACGAACGCTTTCTTCTGGCTGACGTCAACGCTGACCTGATTAACCTGTATCAGATGCTGGCGGTGGTCCCCGACTCGGTGATCTATGAGGCAATGAAGGCATTCAGGCATCTGAATGATGCCGAAAACTACACGGTAATTCGTGAAGCATTCAACGCGCAGCGGCTGGATGCGGTCGAGCGCGCAGCAGCGTTCCTTTACCTCAACCGGCACTGCTTCAACGGGCTGATCCGTTATAACCTGGACGGTTTTTTTAACGTCGGCTTTGGGAAATATAAAGCGCAATATTTCCCGGAAGAAGAGATCAGGGCATTTAAGCGGAAGGCTCACGCATGCGTATTCATGAATGCAGGCTTCAGGCGCACGCTCGCGCTGGCAGGTGATGGTGACGTCGTTTACTGCGATCCGCCTTATGAGCCGCTGCCCGGCACCGCTGGTTTCACTAACTATGCGGCTGGTGGGTTCTCATGGGATAGCCAGGTAGAACTTACGGAAAGCTGTGTGGCAGCCCACCAGCGGGGGGCAAAAGTGGTGATCAGCAATTCTACCGCTCCGCGCGTAATTGAACTTTACGAACAGCACGGCTTCACGCTGCACCGCGTCAGTGCTCGCCGGGCTATATCCAGCAAAGGCAGTACCCGCGAAACAGCGAGTGATGTCGTAGCCACTTTGGGAGTGCAGTGATGATGAAGCTGATTAATCGCAGTAAGCAATCACCTATTGGTCGCCGCGCTTGCGATGTTGCGCTGGCGGCTCACTTGCAAACATATGGCGACTATGGGCGAAGCAAGATGAAAGAGACTTATACGGTGAAGGTTGAAGGCGTGAAAGTCTGGGTGGAGGTGGTGAACCGAAAGGCGAGCTACGTGGCCACAGCGATGACCGGCATGCGCCGTCTCCGCTCCCTGCCCGGGCAGGTTGGTTGAAAAAGATTTTGAATGGCCCGAACGGGCAACTGGAGAGAGCTATGGATGATATTTTGGTAACGTCAGACCTGACCAGTCGCTACAAAATTTCACGCAAAACCCTTTGGTCATGGCAAAGTGCAGACACAATGCCTCGGGGCTTCGTATGCCCGTTCCCACCCCCTGACTGGCCCGGCAACCCTAACCGCTGGCGCTCTGAGTCAATCAAAGAGTGGGAGGATAAAAAGAAGATAAATTAACTGAAGGGCTCTCCGATGATCTCTTCAAGATGGCTCTGCCAAACGCGGAGCCAGTGTTTCTGATCATCGATATAGTCATGAAGGTTGTAATGCGCCATAACCCCCACCATCTGATGCCCGAGCAGCTTTTCAATTACGTGCGGCGGGCAACCTAACTCAGAGAGATTTGTGGCTATCGTCCGCCTCATATCATGAAGCGACCACTCTGCCATACCTGTTCCATTCCAAATAGAACGGGCGTAATTGGATGCCACAGGTGAATGAACGGGCGAATCTTTGATCCCGCCATCAATTTTACGTTGTGAAGTCACCAGGTGATTGGTGTTTATTTTCTTGAGGTGATTTCTGACCAGGTTAACGGCGGCGTCTGAGAGTCCCCTTCTAATATGTACCCGAGTTTTATAACTGCCCGCAGGCACGACCCACTCATTATCATCCAATCGAAACCATGATCTCTCACTAAGTCGAATCTCAGCCGTACGGCATCCGGTAAGCATAATAAATTTCACCAGGAAAACGGACTCTATCGACATATGGCTTTTCAACCACTGATAGATTTTGCGCAGATCGTCATCGTCCATCCTGCGAGTTCTCTTTTTAGGCTTTTGCCCGACATCAGATGGCAGTAATCCCTCGAGTGGGTTTGAGGCGATCACACTTCTGTTAACGCAGAACCTAAACGCCCGTTTGCACAGCGAAAGCATGTAATGAGCCATCACCCTGCTTTCTATAGAATCGAAGACGTTGATCCAGTGCATTTTCGCTGTGTTATCGACTTTGACATTCTTCATCGGTTCGGCGATATGTTTCTCAAACACCTGGCGATAGTAATCGACTTTAACTAGCCCGTTAGCGATACAGTGCCTTTCAATCCAGTAATTGAACGCTTCGGCAACGGACATCGCTTCCTGTCGGGTCTGCTTATCCAGCTTCACCTGCTCTCGCGGATCCAGTCCCTCAGTTAACCAGTTTCTGAATTGTTGGCGACGCTCTCTTGCCTGGGTGATACTCATTGCAGGATAATCACCAACATTGAGTTTTACCGCTTTACCGGCCCAGCGATACCGATAGAAAAATGATATTTTTCCGGCCTGGCTGATTCTGGCGTTGAGCCCGTGCGAATCAGAAATAATCTCGATATCATCTCTTTTCTTGCCGAGCGCCTTCCTGAGCTTTGTGTCGGTGATCAT